ATATATTGATCATACTATATTAGATTATAAAAACGACTTTAGTTTTGATGTTGTTATATCTTCCAGAACAGTAATACCATTTTTACCGCCTCATTTATATAATCAATTTGAACATTTTAAACCTCAAAGATATTCTAAAATAAAACAAAATGCTAAATTGAAAGCAATGTGGATGCACGATACATTTGCTAAAGGCGATCATTTATTGGAAGATATGTTAGTACATGGTGATATGGATGAAATATTTACACTTTCAGATTTTCATACATCTTACGTAACTACATGTGATCATGGTAAAAGAAGAAATTTTGAAGTAATGAAGAAAAAAGTTTTTATGACACGTAATGGTATTGTAACATATAAAGATGAAGTTGACATAAGACAAAAAGATCCTTATCTGTATGTTTATAATGCTTCAGTTACTAAAGGTATGTTGCCTTTAGTTGAAAATATGTGGGAAAAAATAAAACAACAAATACCTCAAGCAAAATTAAAAATAATTGGTGGATATTATAGATTTAGAGAAAACGCAGCTCCAGATGAGCAAGAAAAAAAATGGAGATTACTTGTAGCAGATGAAAAGTATAAAAAATTAGATGTAGAGTTTACAGGTATCATAAAACAATCTGAAATAGCAGAATTAATGACAAAAGCAAGTTTCATGTTATTTCCCGGTGCATTTCCTGAAACATTTGGTATTTCAACTTTAGAATCTATTGCTTATAATACTCCTTTAATTACAACTCGTTTTGGTGCATTAGAAGAAACGGCAGTTGAACAGGCCTGTTATTTGATGGATTACGCAATCGAACCAAATGGATTATTTCCATGGATTAATAAAAAACAACAAGAAGATAAATTCGTAAATATGGTTTTAAGAGCAAATGCCGATAGATATTTACATCAACAAAAAATGTATGCTTGTAATATTATAAAAGGTATTGTAGGTTGGGATTCTGTAGCATTACAATGGAAACAACATATCTATAAAAAATTAGGCGAATATCTTTCAAAAGAAGAATATAGACAAGTTAGTTATATTAATGCTAGAGTTAAAACTGTATTTGGTAGAAGATTTGAAAATTATGAAGAAAATTATATTCCTAGAAATCCTCAACAAAAAATGATTATAGTTACGCCTGCTTATAATGCTGGCCAGTATATTGAGAAATGTATTCAATCTGTTATTACACAAGATTATGATAATTATCTAATGGTGATTATAGATGATTGTTCTACAGATAATACGTATGATATTGCCAAAAAATATGAAAGTGATAAAGTGGCAGTAATTAAAAATACAGAAAATAAAGGTGCAGTAAGAAATCAAATAGAAGCTATAATTAAATATTCTCAAATGGACAATATTATAATGTTTTTAGATGGTGATGATTCTTTAGTAAATGATAATCAAATATTCCATTTTTATAATAATCTATATGATGGCACAACTGAGTTTACTTATGGTTCTTGTTGGTCAATGGTAGATAAGATACCTTTGATATCTCAAAATTATTTACAAGAAACTAAAAAAGAAAGGAAATACAGACAATATAAATTTAATTGGAACATGCCATATACTCATTTAAGAACATTTAAAGCATATCTGTTGAATGATGTAAATGATGGAAATTTCAAAGATGAAAAAGGAAACTGGTACAAAGCAGGTGGCGATGGTTCTATATTCTATACATTAATAGAAAAAGCAGATCCAAACAAAATTAAAGTGGTACAAGATATAGTTTATAATTATAATGATATAAGTCCATTAAATGATTATAAAGTAAATTCGGCCGAACAAACTAAAAATGCAAATAGGATATTAACACAATGAAAACAATATTAATAGGAATACCTACAAACAAATATATTGAACCAGAAACAATGAGAGCAATATATAATCTTGAAGTTCCTGAAGGTTATAAAACTCAATTTCAATTTTTTTATGGTTACCAAGTAGATCAAATAAGAAATCTTATTGCTCATTGGGCAACTCATTATGATTATTTGTTTTCTGTGGATAGTGATATTGTATTTGCACCAGATACTCTTAAAAAACTTTTAAATCATAATGTAGATATGGTATCAGGTTTATATAGACAAAGACATCACGATAGACATGTTATAGAAGTATATGAAAAAAATCAATTTGGTGGCTGTTCAAATATACCTTATGAAAAAATTAAAAATATTCCTTTTTTAGAAATAGAGGCTTCTGGTATGGGTTGCGTTTTAATTAAATCAGAAGTTTTTAGAAGCATAGGTTATCCTCAATTTGTTTATCATTCAGCATTAGATCATAGAAATACAATATCAGAAGATGTAGATTTTTGTAGAAAAGCAAAGATGAAAGGTTTTAAAATATTTGCAGACACTACAGTTCTTTGTGATCATATTGGCGCTAATACATTTAGAATTACAGATGTTATCAATAAAGATAAACCTGCAACATTTAATGGTGATAGCCATGAATATGAATCATTAGAAGAAGCTGTTAAGTTGTTAAGAAATCCTATCGGCGTAACTGCTGAGATTGGCGTAAGACTTGGTATGGGAAGTAAAATTATTATAGATTCATTTAGAAAATATCATCCACAAGTAAAATTAAATCATTTAGGTATTGACCCCTATGGAAATATTGTATATGCTTATTCTGATGAAGCACCACAAACTAAGTGTGATTATACAAACGATATGAAAAAAGAAGCATTATTAAACTTTACAAAAGAATATCCTGAGTTTCATCTTGTTTGTTTAGAAGATACAGAATTTTTCAAAAGATATGCAGATGGTTATCCTATCTACAATGAATATAAAATAATGTTAACACAATATGATTTGGTGCATTTTGATGGTCCACACGACACAATTAGTGTTATGAAAGAGGTTGAATTTTTTGTTCCTAGAAAAGCAAAAGAGTGTGTTTTTATATTTGATGATGTAACTACGTATGATATTAAAAAAATTGGAGATTATTTAATAGAAAACGGTTTTAAAGAAATTAAAACTGGTAAGAATAAATCAATATTTAAATACGAATCTTAAGCAATACCTGAAACAGAAGGATATACAGTTATAATACCTTCAACAACACGTGTTACAGCACCAGTTGCTGTTTCTGTTATTTGAACATCATAAACCCAACGGCCATCTTCTAATTGAATAGTATCTTCAGGATTTAAACTTATAGTTACTATTCCGTCATTTTCATATACAGTAATATCAAAATAAACTCTAGGATATGTTTCTGAATATCCTTTGGACATTTTTCCTTCAGCAGTATATCCTACTAAACTGAATACGTTGCCATCGTTATCTAAAACATCAACGTCGCTTGAGAATGATGCACCTGCGTCTATTGTTAAATTTGCTATAGCTGCCATTTTATTAGTAAGTTACAAATTGAATTACGTCTGTTGGTGTTGCTCCATTATTTAACACAACAGTTGCTTGATCATTTGCTGTAAAGTCTCTTCCAGCACCAACTAATTTAATTCCGTTTAAATATACAGCAACGTTACTATTTACATAAACTACGTTAAAAGTAGTTTGATATGTACTTGCTATCACTGTTAATCCGTCCATAGTACCAGCAGTTGTTGTAATGTGTGTATCTAAATGTCCTGATTCAGATAATTGAAATGTTGTTGTTCCATTTGTTGCAACAATATAATAAGTTGCAGGTCCTGAATAACCATCAATAGATCCTGTACCTGTAAGTGTTCCACTAATAGTTACTGATTGTCCTATAACCAATGTTCTTCCTGAATTATTACAAGAAAAGTTACCTAAGTCATCTGTAATTTGAACGTTGTTAAGCGTAACGTTAACATTTGTAGGAGTTACAGTTGTTTCGCTTACAATAGCTCCTGAAAAAGTTTTTGTATCTACGTATTCTTTTGTAGCTAAAGAATTAGTATTAAATCCTGCTCTATCTTTATATCCAGCTGGAACTACTACTGTTGCTGTTCCCTTTGGTTCTAAATTTAATTGTATGTTTGTATCACTACCTACTGCGGATATTTTTGGACCATTAAGTGTTGTTGAGTTTGTAACAGATATATGGTTTACAGCAGAAGTAGTTGTAATAAATTTAATTTGTGCGTTTCCATTATCATCAGCTATATAACCATTATTTAATAATTTAGGTGTTGTTAAAATTGGTGAACCTAAAGTTGGAGCTGTATCAAATACAAATTTTCCTGTTCCTGTAGCACCTGTAGATGTTACTCCTTCAACAGTTGGATGACCTGTAATTGTTGGGCCTACAGATAATACTACTGTGGCACCAGAACCTGTATAACCAGTAATTGAATTTCCATTTACTTTGAATATGTTACCTGTTGCGGCAGTATCATAAGTTTTATTAGTAAATGTATCTGTTGTTGCTTTACCTACTAAAGTATCAGTTGCTAAAGGTAATGTAACAGTATTTGCACCACTGTTTGTTAAAATTGTAGCAATTTTTGGAGATGTTAAAGTTTTATTAGTTACAGTTTGAGTTCCTGTTAAAGTAACTTCTTCTGCTTTAATTTCATTAATTGCACCTACTAAATTTGTTGCAGTAGAAGTTAAAGCTGAAGGATTACCAATATCATCAGTAGATAAACTATTAAACGTGGTTCTAAACGTTTCTAGTGTATCAGTTGTAAGTACAGTTTTAGCAGTCATTATTTTTTAATCATTTCTTTTAATAAAGATTTGATTTCCTCTAATTCTTGTTTTAATACATTTACTTCTTTAACAACATTTCTTATATTATCACTTTGTTGTTCACGTGATTTAATTCTATTAAGATAAATTTGATAATCATTTTTAGAAGTATTAATAATAGCATTTGATCTTAAATCTCTTGCCAAATAATCATGTCCTTCTACTTTTAATTTCATAAGACCTCTATAACGCTAAAGCAATTCCTCTTAAATCTTTAACAAGTGGAGGATATGCTGAGTTGGTTCCTTTTAATATAATTTTAATTTGAAATGCTGTAAATCCTGTAATATTATCTGCTGAATATTTGTATTCTTTAAATGTAATATCATCTTGAGCAGGCGTTACAGATAAATCTGATGAACCATCTGTATTGAATGGTGTCCAAGCTAAATCGTTTACGTTTCTAACTTCAGCTGAACTTGTTGATCTGTAATAAACTTTAATCGTAGATGATGTTCTAACATTTGCTGTAATTCGTACATCAATTGCTGTTGAAGTATTTTCTAATATAACAGGTTTAGTTACATAAATTGCTGAAGAAGAAGAACCAGTAGGAGCAGTATCATCAACAAAATTTGGTGTATTACTAGAAGTAGCATTGTTTAATCTATTTTGAACAGCGATCATACTCATTCTTGAAGTATCAATAACAGGAGAAACTTTTGTATTTGTTGTAGATAAAGTCAAATTAGTAAATAATGATTTAGAACCTCCCATATTATTTGTTTCATTTATTGAACTTGCAACCATTTGAGGAGATGTAAAGTAAATATTATTTCCTGGTGTTATACTTAAAGCATTAGATAATGTTGTTGTTATAAATTCAGATTCAGAACCATGAATTGATTTTCCTGTAGTAGTCAACATATTGTAATTAATAGTTGTACCAGGAACAGTTAAAGTTTGTATATTTAAATTTGCTAAATCAAATAATCTGTTTTGTGTTGCTGTTACAGCAGTTCCACCAATATCACCAGATGCAGTAGCCGTACCAGCAGTTGTAATATCATAACTATCTAAAGTTACGTTTGAAATACTTGTGTATGTTCCATTAATTGCTGTATGTGCAATACCATTATAAGTTCCTGCTGGAACTCCTGCAATAGTAACACTATTATTTGTTCCGTGCATACCGTGGTTTTTATGGAATACTCTAATAACACCTGAACTGTTTGTTGTTCTTAATGAATTGTTTGGTAATGTTCTTACAGGTACAACATCATTTACTAGTGTAACAGCACCTGTTGTGTTTTCAAATTCTGCTCTGTTAATCTTAAACTTAATATCTGTTGTTTGATCGGCCGTCCATGTAGAACCGTTTTGAGATTTAAAATAAACACCAGCGTATGGATTTACAGATATCGTTCTATCAGAACCTATTTGTGTTCGACCTATAGTAGCAACAAAGGCATTATAGTTATTTGAATTACTTAATAAACAGAAAGAGTATTCTGTTTTCTCTTGTAAATAAACAGGAGAAGGAAATTTAAAATTAGTTGCTAAACTAGCATCATCAGATATATTTACAGAACTTGGATTTAATACAACTTCACCAAAAGGTACAATTGTACGAGAAGGATAACCATTTACAACTTCTCTAATTTGTAATGTAACAGGAATATTTGCATCTTTAGATTTAAAATATACATCTATAGAAGTAGCAAATACACCACCTGTGTCATCTACTAGGAAAGTTTGTGCAATTGGATCAATCCATTGTATAATTTCTTGTGTTGTTCTAGTAGATGTTCTTGTAATATTTTGAGTATCAGTTACTGTTTGTCTAGCTAAAATAGATTCTCTTGTTGATATTATAGTGTTCTGAACAGTATTTAATAAACCTTGAGCATTGTATTCACCTTCAGCAGAAGTTTCTACATCTGTTTCACCGTTAGTTGAATTTGTTGTTAAACGGAATATTTTTTTACCAGTTCTCCATCTAGGATTAGAATCTACAGTAGGATCTGGAATTGTAAAAGAACCTGAAAGAGCACCATTATCATCTGATATTAAATCGCCACCTAATGAACCACCTGTTGGTGTTACATAAGAAGCAATAGCAACATTATCAAAGAAAGGATAAACTTTTGTATTAGGTTTTAATCTTGTAGCAGTGAAATTAATAGTTCTACTTCTAATAAAAGGAACAAACGCAACACTTAATACTTTATCACCTAAAGATGTTTGTACAATATTAGGAACTAATGCACTTCTAATACCAGTTCTTGTTTGAGTAATCTGTTGAGAAGTTGTAGTAGTTACATCTTGTGCTAAAACTGTCCAACCACCGGCACCTCTTCCGTTACCAGCTACGTTATTTCTTCCTCTGTAAGCACCACCGCTAGTTGTAGTTTCAACTGGTGTTCCTACCCAAGAATCTTGCCATTCATTCCATACCGTATCAATTTCAACACTAGATAAATTTGGATTGCCTAAATTATTAACAAGAGTATCATAAGAACCTTGTTGATTAACTATTAAATCGGGAACTCTGTTTGTTTCTTTCCATTCATCACTTGGAGGATCTAAAGTAACAGAACCTGCCCATGTAAATACGCTAAATGGATTTACATTTTCATAATGACTTGCATAAGGTTGTTCTATAGAAGTTACTTCTGTATAAGGTAAAGTAATTAATGCACCTGTTTTTTGATAATTAGAATTTGCTCTTTTAGCATCTGTAATTGTAGATCCATCACTTCCGGCTTCTATAAATTGAACAGACTCGGAATTAAACATAGGTCTCATCATACCGTTTGACATATCCATAGAAACTCTATAATCTAAATTTGTAGGATCACCTACACCATGGCCTGTCATATTATCTACGATAAATCCATTTTTAAATCTATCAAATCCTTGTGCATCTTGTATTTGTAAATTTTGAGTTTGTGTTTCTAATAAAGATAATTGAGTGTAATATTCTACGTTTGCAATTCTTGTTTCTAACCGGCCGATATCTCTCATTGTATATCTTTTGTTATCAACCTTTTGAATTGTTAAATCGTTAGTGCTTAAAGTGTAAGCATTTAAAAATATAGTAGATAATTGCATAGCATTATCTAAATTTTTAGGTAATTGAGGTGATAAAGAACTAGCACCTTTTACTACTTTAAAATTACCAAGATTGTCTAAGAATATTTTATCTACTCTCGGCAAATAATATTCAAAATCAGAAGTTACATCTGAATTAAATTCTACAACATCAACTACTGAAGCGCCTGTTCCACTATATTGTCTATCTTGTGTGGAACTTCTTATAGTTGAAGCATCATCAACTCTTGGTCTAAAATCTAAACAATCTCTAAGATCGTAAATAGTACCTGTTGTGTCTGAAGTATAAGAAGGTATATTTGTGTAATCTATTGAATAAGAATCTACGTCAAAATAATCACCCGAACCGTGTGAGAAATAATCAAAGTTTATTAATAAACGGCCAGTAGGCAATAATGCACCGGAATTTAATTTAATTCTTCCTATATCGTAAAAATTATCTCTTTGTCCTGTGTCTAAAGTAAATCTACTTGTAATATTTGTATGACTTGTAGTAGCTGGTGTGCTAAAATCAGGAGACATGTAAACAGAATTAATTTGATAAACGTCTGCTTTACTTAATCCAATTAAACCTGATTCAATAGTTGATTGAGAAGAAATAGAAATTGTAGAACCTGTATTTAATGTTTTTGTTTTAGAATTTGCAACACCTCTTGAAACTGTAGCAAGTATTTTAATTTTAGCAGTACCATAAGCACTACCAAAATCTAATGTTAATGTTTTTCCTGTTGGCGAACCACCTAATGTAAATATAGGATTACCGTTACCATTATTACCAGATATACTTAAAACGTTACCTGCAACAGCAGAACCACTAGAAGTCATTACTGAAACTATAAAATCTTTTTCAGCAGCACCAGCAAATATTTCGTTTGTTCCTGCTGTTATTGTAGCAGCACCGTTAGATAAACTTGCTGTGAAATTTCTTCTCACATAAAAATTTGTATCTGATTGACCTGAATTTTTTCCAGTTTTTTGTGTTTTAATTCTATTATAAGGTAATTTAAATATAGAAATATTTTTATTTCCTCCTTGCAAAACACTTCTATTTCTAATAGCGGTTGTTTTTGTAGATACATCACTAGCACCAACAGCTGTAGATAAACTTAATGAAGTATTTGAATAAATTGCATGAATAGTTTTTGTTACTAATGAACCTGCATCATTTGTAAATGTAATTTTATCACCTATTCTTAATTCTGTTTGAAATAAAGTACCAAATCCTGTAACTAATTTTCCATTATTAGCAACAGATAATTGTCCATATAATTGATAACTTTCACCATAAGAAGAATCAGTAGAAGTATCAGCAGTATATGTTGGAGATCCTGACATACCAATTTGTTTTACTTGTGTAAAATCAAATGATTGTACTCCATTAAATCCGTATCTATTACTTTGAATAACAGCCGTATTTGATGAAGATGCACCTGTAATTGTTTCGCCAGCAGCGAATGTTCCTATTACGTTATTTAAAACCACAACACCATGTGTTGCTGTAGGAGCAGAACTATAAGATGTTACATTTACAGGATTATCACCTGTAGAATCATACAATTCAAATGTATTTGTTGAAGGATTTTTAACAGTATAAATTGTTGCTGTAGAAACAGCTGTTGAATCTACTGAATATGTTCCTCCTGTTAAAGTTATTTGTTGGCCTTCCAAAAACGAATGTGAAGATAATGTTACAACACTTGGACTAGCAATTGACATATCAGTAACTGATGCTGATTTAACAGCAGAAATACTTTGAACATAACCTATAGCACCTGAAGTTCCACCTGTTACTTTTTCTCCACTAGTAAATGTTTGTGCATTTTTAATATTAAGATGTGTAAACATTTCTATATCAAATAGATAATGTTTGTAAACAGCACTTGTTAAACTAGAACTTGCAAATATAAATGATGATGCTGTTCCATTGTTTAATTCAAAACCTCTTGATTTAGCTCTACCAATTTGTGGTACTTTAACACCTGTAGTTGATTGTTGAGTTCCTCTAACCGCTGTTGCAGTATCAAATAAATTTACATTTTTAAATGCTTCTGTATCACCTGAAACATATCCTACATCAGGTGTACCATAAACGTTTGTAACGTTAACATAGTTTTGAACATCAAATCTTGTTCTAAAATTATTTTCTGTATCGTAATCTCTAGCTTTATCTATTTCAACATAATTAGTACCAATTTTTTCAATTTCATATCCTTTTACGTATGCTTTTCCTGGCGATAAACCTATCGCTAATTTTGTAGCATCTCCACCATCACCTGCTGAATAGATACCTCTATTATTTCCATCTAACAAATGTTCTCTAACATCAATATCAAAATCTTTTACTGTGTAATCTCCTGATTGATCGTATGTTCTTCTAGCTAAAGTATCTTCTAAAACACTATAAGCAGTACTTGTAACTTGATTTGCTCTAATACCATTTTTTAATCTTAACAATTCAACAAAGTTTGCATCATCAACTGATGTTAATGCTCTTTTAGATAATGTTAAATCTATTTTAAATCTATGAGCGCCTGGTGCGTTTACGTTTGTAGAACCTTGAGCATTATCGTTTAATGAAGAATCATCATTAGGTGTTACAAAAGATTCTGTAATTTCTAAACCAACTCTATAACTTGGTGCATTTGTATATTTGTCTAATATAATAGTTTGAGCAACTACTGATACATGAAAACCATTAATATAATAAGAACCGTCAGCAATACTTGCAGCTGAACCTGTTGCTGTAGAATTAACAACAGCTGTTGCTAAAATAGTTGGATTGTTTGATGTAGTAGCATTTATAGTTTCACCATTTGTAAATGAAACGGAAGTATTATTTGTTCCTGTTGAACTATATTTTACAAATAATGTATCAGGATCTGTACCATCAGTTGCGACAGCATTAACACAAGTAGCAACTACACCTGATGTTGCGCCTGTTAATATTAAACCAACATAATCTGTTATTGAAGTGAAAGTTTTAGAAGTAAGTTTTACCGCTGAATAATTTAAATCAAATCCAATTTCTCCAGGAATAACCATTGCACCTTTTTCAAAAAGATGATCTGATATTCTTTCTACTTGATTTTGTAGTAGTGATTGAGACTGTGTTAATTCTCTCGCTTGTACTGCATATCCTGGTCTGAAAAGAATCCTATGATATTTTTTCGTAGGATCGTAATCATCAAAATAAGGCGAAAGGTTAAAGTCTGTTGGACTTGGCATATCTTTCCTTAAAACTCAATTATTAATTTAATATTTTCAGTTTGGTCTGATGCTCTTGTTATTGGTGCTCTATTTTCAATATATAAAACATCACCAGTATGAATATCTATTTCAGGATCAGAATAACCACTAGTAAAAGAAACATCATTAACAGTTTCAGTTGCACTTGAAGGAGTTCCAGTAGCACTTGATGTAGCTCCTGTAATACCATATGTTCCTGAAAATGCTGTTTTATTTCCATTACTATCTACACCTTCATTTGTAAATCTTGGTTGTATGTAATATAAAATTCTGTTTGTTGAATCCCAACTAACAACTGTTCCTACAGCTCCTGTAGTTGCTTGTGTTATTTTTTCATCAACTTGGAAAGTTCCTGGAGTTGGAGAAGCAGCAAATCTAAGTGCTTTAGTTCCTCTTAATGTAGTTGTTGATGCAGCTACACCACTTGAATAAGGATCTCTTATTAAAGCAACTTTTCTAAAATCGTTATCAGTAACAAAGTCAGCACTGTTAGCTAATTCTGAACCTTGTAAATTTGTATTCATCATTACAAAATATCCACCTAATTCTGTTACAGCATCAAAACCGTGGCCGCCTTTTGGTTCAATCATAACATCTAATTCTGTTCCTGTTAAACCAGAACCACCAGCAGCAACGATATCAGCAATAGTAATATAACCGTAAGTGTAACCTGAACCTACGTTTGTAACTGTAACGGAAGTAACAGCGTTACCACCGATTATAACAGTAACTTTAGCATTAGTACCATCACCTCTAATAGGAATGTTTGTGTAAGTTCCGTTTGTACCACTCGTACCGGCTGTTTTAATTTTTACTACGTGGATCGCACCATCAACAGCAGCTGAAGAAACTGTAGAATTTGTTGAAACAGCCATAAAATCGGTTGATAGAAAATTTGCTTGTTGAGCAGCATCTAAAGTGTACATATATTTCCACTTGTAACCATCAGCTGTTGTTAAGATAGATGTAGAAGTTCCTGTTGGTTGAATTGTAGAAGCAGCATTATTGTTATTATCTAAACATTTGTAAACGTTGTATGATGAAGTTAAAACGTAAAATGTAGAATCAAATAAATTAGATGCACCACTATTAGCAGTTAATGTCGTTGTTGTTCCAGTAATTCTATTACCATAATCAGGTCTATAATAGTCATAAATTTGTCCTGATACCCAATTTCTTCTAGGAACAACATAAGATACATCTGAACTTGATACTTTTTTAACCGCTAAAAGATCATCATAGATGTATAATTCATCTTTAATTGAATCTACTGGTGTAATTGGCGAAAGGTCTGTACCTTCGTTTTCTGTTCTTCCATCAGGTCTTGTTGAAGTTTTGTAAGATTGTGGTCTTCCTATTCCTAGATAATAGGTATTTGGTGAAGCTTCTGAAAAAGATTCATAAAACTGTTCACTGTTATGTTTTCTAAATTTATTTGTTATAATTGCTGGCATAGTTTTCCTTAAATTCTAATTATATTTATACACGATATTCATAGGGTTATGGTT